AAATTAAAAGATGAAGTTTATCAATGGAAAATTTATGATGACAAAGAAATACTTATTCCTTTTACAGATGATATGATTCCTGAAAATGCTATAGGATTTATTTATATAATAAATATGCTTAAGGATGGTGATATGGTTGGTTATATAGGTAAAAAGAATTTTTACAGTAAAAGAAAGAAAAAATTTGGTAAGAAGGCTTTAGCTCTTATGACAGATAAACGTTGTAAAAAATATGAAACTATTATAAAATTAGATTATCAAAATTATTTTAGCAGTAATAAAGAGTTAAAAGAAGCTTATAAAAAAGGTAAGTATATGAATAGAACTATTATTAAAATTTGTTTTAGTAAAGCAGAATTAACTTATCAAGAAACTAAAGCTCAATTTCAATATGAAGTTTTAGAAAAAGATAATTGGTTAAATGGAAATATATTAGGAAGATTTTATAAAGGCAAAATATGAATAAAGAAGTTTTAAAGAACTTACTAGTTATGATGCAGTCAAATGATGTAGATAATCATTATATGGCAATGCAAGCAATTATAAATCTGGGTGACCCTAATACTGTAACAGAAAATTACAAAGAAGAATTATTATTCTTATGGTTATATGGTAAATCTGAAATTAGTGATTGGGCATCTATAAATGACAATATTGCAAAATTATATGGCGATTTGATAAATAGATACAAACCAAAAATGAAATCATATACAGCTTCTTATAAGTCAGAATTAAAACTTAAAGAAAGATGGTTAGGTCATATGATAGGAACAAATACTCGCATTAAAAAACCATGGATAGCAGAATTGATAATTGAAGAGATGATCAATGAAAAAAAGAGCATGTTCAAAGCTCTTGATTTTAAATACAAGGAAATTCAAGTAAATATAGTACAATGAATAAAGAAGATTCACTAAGTAAAACATCAAAAAATTTGATGTTAAAGGAACCCTATTATGGTTTCTTTTTGCTAATGTTGCACAAAAGTTGGAGTGACAAGCTTCCAACTGCAGGTGTATGTAAAAATGGCATCAACTTTCAATTGATGATCAATGAGAAGTTCTGGACCGATTTGTCAGAAGAACATAAACTAGGATTACTAAAACATGAATTACTTCATATTGCATTTCAGCATCTTACAACCTTCACTATGTTTAGTGATAAGAAGATGGCTAATATTGCAATGGATATGGAGATCAATCAGTATATAAATGCACATTGGTTACCTGAAGGTGGTATAGATATAAATGATTATAAGGATCTTAACTTAGACAGAAGAGCTGGTTCTAGATATTATTATGATAAGCTTAAGCAAGCTAAAGAAGACAAGAAACAAAATGGTTCATCTGGATCTAAGAACATGGACAAGCTTCTTGATGGTATGGAAGAAGGTCAAGGTAAAATTACAATTGGACCAGCTAGTGGTAGAGATGGAAATAAAGAAGTTGATATACCTGATCATGAATGGGAAGAATTTGAAAACATGCCTGAAGCTGAAAAAAAGCTTATTGAAAAACAAATTCAAAGAGTTCTTTCCGAAGCCCAAGAGCAAACTCTTAAGAAGAGAGGATTTGTACCAGGTGAAATATCAGGTCTTATTAAACTTGATGAAGTTATAGCACCTAAATTTAATTGGAAAGCATATATCAGAAGATTCACTGGTATATCTACTAAAATCTTTACTAGAAAAGTTAGGAGAAAAGAAAACAAAAGATACTCTGACAATCCTGGTCTTAAGGTAAAGATGAGACAAAACATGCTTGTTGGTATTGATACTTCAGGTTCTGTTTGTGATGATGAATTAAAAGAATTTATTAATGAGATACATCACTTATATAAAGCAGGTGTTGATGTTACAATTGCACAATGTGATTCTAAAATGCAATCTGTCAAAAAATATGATGGAAAGTTTGAGTTAGCAGTTGCAGGTAGAGGAGGTACAAGTTTTGAACCTGTTCTAGAATTATTTAATGATAGAAAAGAGTTTACAAGTTTAATCTATTTTACAGATGGAGAAGCTTGGACAGATGTAAAACCCAGGAAGCCAGTTCTATGGGTGTTGTCAGAGAGATCTGATTTTAATGATAGCTTACCAGGAAGACAAATTAGATTAGAAATTTAAATTAAAAAAAAAGACATGAGTAAAGTCACACAGTTAAACGTTGATGAGTTAAAAGGCTTCTTAAAGCACATGGTTACTAATAACCAGTATATTCAAAATGAAGGTAAAGTACCTGTTGCAATAAATATTGAAGGTGATGCGGGCCTTGGTAAGACTTCCGCTATTGTCCAGCTTGGTAAAGAGATGGAAATGGACGTTGTAAAGATTAATCTATCTCAAATAGAAGAATTAGGTGACCTTGTTGGTTTTCCTGTTAAAGAATTCAAGATTCAAAATAAAGAAGGTAAAAGTACTTGGATTATGGAAGCTCAAGTTGATGCTGCTATGAAGAAGGGTTACAAAGTTGTAGAGAAACGTATGGCTCATGCTGCACCTGAATGGATTCAAGGTAGAACTGAAGGTGGTTTCTTAGTTCTTGATGATTATACTCGTGCTGATCACAGATTTATGCAAGCAACTATGGAGATCTTGGACAGACAAGAATATATTTCTTGGTCTCTTCCAAAGAACTGGCATGTTATCTTGACTACTAACCCAGATAATGGTGAGTATCAAGTAACTTCTCTTGATGATGCTCAGAAGACTAGATTTATATCTACAGAGGTAAAGTTTGATGCTAGTGTATGGGCTCGTTGGGCAGAAAAGGTTAATATTGATGGTAGATGTATTAACTTTTTGTTGATGAATCCTGAGATTGTAACACAGAAGGTTAATCCTAGAAGTATTACTACTTTCTTTAACTCTATTAGCTCTATTCAAAAGTTTGAAGATGAGTTACCACTAATTAATATGATTGGTGATGGGTCAATTGGAGAAGAGCCGTCTGCATTGTTTGCTATGTTTATCAATAACAAGTTAGATAAGATTATTAGCCCTGAACAGATTCTTACTAATGATGATTGGAACTATGTTAAAGGTTCTTTGACTAGTTGTATCGGTAAAGATGATGATTTTAGAGCAGATATTTCTAGTATTATTAGTACTAGAATTATCAACTTTGCATCTATAACAGCTGACAAAGGTTCAGTACCTCAAAAGATGATTGATAGAATTATTGAACTAGTCACTGAATGCGATTCATTTACTGATGACTTGAGATATTACATGGTTAAAGAGATTCTTAATGGTCACAAAGCCAAATTCTCAAAACTAATGTTGAATCAAAAGGTGGTGGCGATGACTGTAAAGTAAATGACAGGTAAAGCAGTTTCCTGTTTTACTAAACATTAACCTAATTAATTCACAGATAGAGGAGTGTAAAAGCTCCTCTTTTTAAATTAAAAAAAATGAGTATAACAAAAGTACCTTATATTAGTTTAGAAGCTGATATACATAGAGATGAGTATAATAACTTACAAATAGGACAAACCAGAACAGCTATTGCTAATGTATTAAATTTAGTTTCTCAAAAATCCTATGGTCAAAAAGTACATAGTCTAAACTTTAACACAAGTAAATGGACACCACAAATGAAAGATAAGATTTATTTTATGAAGGGCTGTACAGTCCCAAGAGTAAAACTTAAAGACTTATCTGTAAAATACAAAATAAGAACTACTACTGACTTAAGTACAGCAACTGTGGTTGTTGGTAGTGATAGAGCTGGAGATAAACTGTTTAAATCTGAATGGATGTACATGATTCCTACAGAAGTTTTCTTTGCTGCAATTGAAGCTCTAAAAGAGTTGTCTTCAGATTTTGATGAGTATTATGTAGAAATGATAGATAATACACTTTCAGGATTTGATAGAAATGAATTAGAACATATTGCATGTGATTGGAATACAGCAAAACTTTGCCAAGCTACTAATACCAATATTGGACCTTTGGGACCAGCAATTCTTAAAAAGTTAGGTGTTACTAAAGATCAATATAAAAAAGCTCCTTATAGTTATCATGTTAATAATAATGTATGGAGTATTAGTGATAATAATCTAGAGATCTATGAAGAAGTAAAAACTAAAAACATTATTGAGCAGAATGCATTGCTTGAAGTTGTTAATGGTGATGAAGCTGTCTTGATTGATTTAGATACATATCAAAACTTAAGAAACATGTTTAAAAGTTCTGACAGTGACAATCATGTTATGGCGATGGAGATTATGGCTAATGCTAATTATTTAGATAGTCTTTTATTTCTTGAAATGTTGTTCCTTCATCACGGTAATCAAATTGATAATTCAAGAACTAAAAATCATGTTAACTTTAAGTCACTGAAAAATTATCTTGGCAGAGGTAGTTATAGTGATCCTCATATTGATTCTGTTTTTAAAAGTTTATTATCATTTAATAAATTAGATCAAGATGCTCTTGCATTTATTATGGAAGATCAAAAAGCATACTTTAGCAATAATGGCTACTCTAACTATATAAAACCTAACGCTTATGGGATTAATCCAGAGTTTCAGCCACAATTAAATTATAAATGGGTCTATAAAACTGAAACTTTTGTAGATCAAAGTACAGTAATTGAAGTTAAAGAAGAAAAGGTTGTTAAAGATACTGTAGAAGAAATTACAGTTTCTGAGCCTGTCACGGGAGAAACAGGGTCCCTGCCAGATCCTGAAATTGAAGAGGTAAAAGTAGAAACAGAAGAAGAAGCTACAGAAGAAGTATTAATAGCAGAACAAAAAGAAGAAAAAAATGAAGAAGAATTCGATTGGTTCTAATGAACTACAACAATTTTACAATAACAAATTTTATTTTAGCTATAGCGGAATAAATAAGTTATTGTTTTCACCAAGTTGGTTCTACAATCATTATATTCTAAAGGAAAAAGAAGATAGTGTTGACTCTCACTTAGTACAAGGGAGGGTCATTCACTGCCTTCTTCTTAATCCTGAAGATTTTGATGATGAGTTTATTGTAGTTCCTGGTAAGATTCCAGGTGCTAGCAGTAGAACAATTGTAGATGAAATTTTTAAAATACATTTGGAAAGTTTAGATGATTCACTAACTTTGGACAATTATGAGACTGCAATAGTAGATCTCTTAGAGAAAATAAACTTGCATCAAAAGCTTAAGACTGATGAAGCAAGAATCAAGAAAATCTTAATACCTGATAATATTAGTTATTTTGAGTTTCTGAAATCAAGTCAAGGTAAGACCTTATTAGATAATAAAACGCTTAGTTATTGTAAAGATTGCGTTGATTCTGTAAAAGAGAATGAGTCTATAGTACAGTTGTTACAACTTGATAGAAAAAAAGAAGATACCCATCTAGAAGTTTTTAATGAAGTTAAAGTAAAGATTGAAAATAAAATCTATACTGATGACAAATCATTTGGATTTAAGGGTATACTTGATAATGTAATTATAGATAATGATGCTAAAGTTTTATTTATCAACGATGTCAAGACTACAGGTAAGCCTTTATTAGATTTTGGTGAGTCTGTTGAATACTATAGATATTGGATGCAAGCTGCTATTTATTATCAATTAGCTTTTTATAAGTGGATTAGAGATAAAGAAGATAGCATGGAGTGGAAAATTAACTTTACATTTGTTGTTATTGATAAATATAATCAAGTGTATCCATTTCAAGTTTCAGATGAAACTATGCATAACTGGTTAAAAAATCTTAGAGATAATATCTTACCTATAATTGAATACCATTATGATAACAAAGATTTCACACTACCATATGAATTAGCAACAGGTAACTTAAAACTTTAATAAAATATGGCAGTAAAATCAATTTATAATAAATACTTTCAAAAATCCAAGATATTTATATATCCTTTACTTGGATTTAAACGTGGTATTAAAATAGTTCCGAGTGAAACTTATCTTGCTTGGGATCCTTATTATATACCAGAGGATATGAAATTGGTGTGTTTATATCACCCAAAACAAAAAGATGATTATAAAAAGTTTGAAGAAGATGTTTTATTAAAGCATACAAGATTAATAGATGTAAAAGAAATTGATAACGATAATAAATTATTTGTTTTTGATTTCTCTGATCTAGATATAAATTGGAATCATTTGATTGAAGGTAATTATAGCAAAATTAAAAACTCTATTAAAGGTGACATATGTTCATTCTTTGACAATACGAGTGCTAATTTTGTATATATAAGAAGTTATTTATATCCAAATAAATATTTTGAAGATTATGCAGAATGTCTTGATGTTGACATTGAAATGTTAGAAGGTGTAGGAGAATTATGTAGTAAGCCAAACATTGAAAAAGAAACATTTAGAGTAAAACAATTGGAAAAAACAGAAATAATTAATTAATTTGTAATAAAAACTAACATGAGTGAAAAAACAATGATGCTGGTTGAATCAACCTGGCAAGATACAACAACTTTTAAGATGATCCCTGTGAGCAATGATTGCCCATATGTAGAGTGTATATTTGATCCATCTTCTAAAGTATTTGTAATAATTAGTAAAGTAACTAAAACATCTTTACATATGTTACCTAAGCTTGATGAATACGGAAAAGCTGTAAGTGGTAATAAAGGAGCAAAACAAGAAAGAAAATCTATTGATACTTTTCAAGAATACTATATTGAAGATATAGAAAGTATTAATGAAATTACAAATCATTTTGCTATCAATGCAAAAAAGTTTGATACTGACAAGTTTACAAAAGCTCTTTCAAACAAACCTTCAATTGCTGCAGTGGCTGACTAATGACTAGAACTCATTGGGTAATGGACTATGAAACTTTATTAAATTGTTTCATAGCCGTATTTGAAGATATTAAATCTGAGGACCGTGAGATATTTGTGATTCATAAAGAAAGAAATGATTGTCTAGAATTTATTACATTTTTAGAGAGAAACATTTTACTTGAAGAATGGCATGTGTCTTTTAATGGTATAGGATTTGATGCTCAAGTTACAGAACACATATTAGAAAACAAAGAACAATTGCTAGAGATGTCTGGTGAAGAAGTTGCTCTGTTTATATATGCAAAAGCCCAAGATACTATTCAAAGATCAAGTGAAGGAGAGTGGGCAGTCTTTGCTCCATGGACTCTGCAAATTAAACAAGTTGATGTATTTAAACTCAATCATTGGGATAATGCAGCTAAGAGAACTAGTTTAAAGTGGGCTCAGTTTAGTATGGATTGGCAAAATATTCAAGATATGCCAATACATCACAGTACTGAAATCAAAACCCTAAAGCAGATAGATGATATAATAGAGTATTGTATTAATGATGTAGCTTCTACTAAAGCAATTATGTATCGCAGCAAGAAAGAAATTGCTTTGAGACAAGAGCTTACTAAGGAGTACAATATAGATCTATTTAGTGCATCTGAACCAAGAATTGCAAAAGAATTATTTGCAATGTTCCTGAGTAAAAAGACAGGAATAAAAAAGTATGATTTGAAAAAAATGAGGACCCATAGGTCTAAGCTTATAGTTAATGATCTTTTGTTGCCTTATATTAAATTTGAGACAGCAACATTTCAAAGACTGGTAAGTAAATTTAGAGATCTAGAATTAAATCCATATGATTTAAAAGGTAGTTTTAAATACAGTGTCAGATATAAAGGAATAACTACACACTTTGGCCTTGGTGGTGTACACGGTGCACGTAAAGATATATATACATCTAATGATGAATATGTGATAATGTCAAGTGATGTTACAAGTTTTTATCCTAATCTAGCCATCAGAAATAAATGGTCACCAGCACATCTTCCTAAAGAAGATTTTTGTGATCAGTATGAATGGTTCTTTGATGAAAGAAAGAAGATACCTAAATCTGACCCTAGAAACTATGTTTATAAGATTGTACTAAATAGTACATATGGTCTTAGTAATGATGAGAACAGCTTCCTATATGATCCTGAGCTTACCATGCGTATAACTCTTAATGGCCAATTGAGCCTTATGATGTTATATGAAATGATATGTGAAAGGATTCCAAATGCAATTCCGCTAATGCAAAATACAGATGGTCTTGAAACAAGAATTCCAAGAAAATATGTAGATGAGTATATGCAAATTTGTAAAGAGTGGGAAGATATCACTAATCTACAGCTGGAACATGATACATATCAGAAGGTTATACTAGCAGATGTAAATAACTATATAGCAGTCACAGAAGGAGAAGACTTTAAAACTAAATGTAAAGGTAGATTCGTATTTG